GCTGCATTTGGAAAGCTAGCTCGTAAGGCTTTCAAAAGGGGCGCATCGAGACAGCGCTAGCGCACCCCGCCAGAAGTAAAAACACACCGCGCAAAAGCGGGATAACAGGAGAGTCAGAATGAACGACAACAACGATAACTTACCATCCAAAGAATTATCCGAGGGTCAAGCTCACCCCGCAAATCTCACGCTACATCCTGATTTTGGCGACGTTGAAAGCATGCTCAACATGCGCGAATGGCTGGAAAGCTGCGTAAAAGCCAAGGGCGCTACTGTAGACGGCGGCGGCATGGGAATGGGCCAAGCGGATATCGACATCACGCTAGAAGGGCACCAATTCAACATCAGCATTAAGCCAAGAATAAAGGGCTAAATCGCAAGGGCGGGTAACATAAGGGGAGGGGATGATGGACGAGGCGAAACTTAAAGAATTAGCATTCAAGGAAATTGCGCTGGCGTTTACTCGTGAATGCCTTGGGCTTGAATCCTTTCCTGCTGAAAGCGCCGAACCGGGCGAAGAAGTAATTATAACCGTGAAACCGGGTGGGAAAAAGAAGCTTTATCCGTTCACGTTCTATTACGGCAACATTGCAGATGTTTTGGAAGCGGCAAGAGGCTGGTGCGAAAAGTGGAGCTATTGCTGGTCACTGGGCAGCGCTGATGAAACAAGCCGTGTACAGGCGACAATCTACACCGATGGTGAATATGAAATAACCACGCCATGGATTATGGAGCATGGCGAGCTAGACCAAAACCCTTGCTACGCGCTCTTGTCTGCATGTGTAGCCGCGCATCGCCATATGGAAACAGTGGGGGCCGCATGACCTTCTCCGAGCGCTTCACAGAGAAACTAAGGGCAAACAATCACGCCACACTGGTAACGGAGCGGGACCGGATTTTAGCGGATACGATTCTTGAGATTGCCGAGGAACTAGTTAGAGCGAGGTTTCACGCGCAGAAATACCAGAATCCTGTCACTGGCGAGGATTGCGTATGAGCAAGAGCGAACGGGAACATTACGCCTATCAATACGGAACGGATGCCCAGTTCCTAGATTTCACCGCTAAGCAAAAAAGCGTGATCGATGAGGATTTCAACCAATTCAATCCTAATCTAAATATTCCATGCCATGTAAGGCGCATTAAGAGAGGCGCAGGAGGCGGGAAGAAGCCGCCCTATAGCGCGGTGGCGATGACGGATGCCCAACATCGTATTCAAACGCTCTATGGCGAAGCAGCGGTATTAAATGCTTACAAGGTAGACGGAGCATATTGGACAGATGAAGCCGCCGCCGCATGGTTTGAAGCAAGGGCAGATGAGAATCTAGAAAACTTCATTGAGTTTCGCAAAGCAAAGATATCTTTGAAACGCCCAATCGCACCGGAGGGATTATGGTTCTAACCCTCGCAATACTCGCTGTTTTCAACGGTATTTTATTCATCGCCGCTATGTTGAAGTGGGGTGGATTGTGAGCAAGGGTTGTCCAGATTGCCAGCACTATAGCACGGTTTGTAAGGATTCTCGCCCAACTAGCTATCACGGCTATCCGGCTACGCGCCGTCGCCGCGAATGCAAGAAATGCAAACATCGTTTCAGCACCATAGAAGTCTCTGATATCGATCTGGCGGCTATCCAACCTCCTGATACTGAGTTGCTTAATAAGCAAGTGACGCTTCTCATTGAAAAGCATCTGCGCGGTCATGCCCAGACAATGACGATTGCGGTAATCGAAGCCCTGCGTCAGCCAAATTTTTTTACCCAAACGCATCAAGGGAGCATCAGTAAAACAGCGCCATTGCTAAAGGGGACATTATGAGCGAGTCGCAAGTAGTTTCCTCCTGCATTAAATGGCTTTGGCTGAACGGTTGTTTCGTCTGGCGGAACAACACCGGGATGTTACGCGATAAGTCCGACCGGCCCGTTAGATTCGGTAAGACCGGCTCCGCTGATATCATCGGTTTAAACCCATATGGGCGCTTCCTGAGCATTGAATGCAAGTTTGGCAAGGGGAAGCTATCCGATCATCAAGAAGCCTTCGGTATCACCGTTAAAGAGCATCACGGCATTTATATCGTTGCTTACTCGGTAGACGACCTAGAAGCGCATAAGGCAGAGATCCTAGCCAAGATATATGAACCGGCATTAGCAGCCGGAGCGCTGAGAGATTACCGCGTCAGAAGTACGGCGCATACTGAGGAGGCTGGTTTGTGAGCCGAGCCAGAAATATAAAGCCCTCATTTTTTCTTAATGACTCACTAGCGGAATGCCCGCCGCTGGCCCGTCTCCTGTTTGCAGGGTTATGGACCATTGCAGATAGGGAAGGGCGTCTTGAAGATCGACCAAAGAAAATCAAAGCGGAAATCCTCCCTTACGATTCCTGTGACTGCGACGACCTATTAAATCAGCTGGTAAAACGCAAATTCATTCAGCGCTACAGCGTCCAAGGAAACAGTTACATACAAGTGCTTAACTTCACAAAACACCAGAACCCGCATGTGAAGGAGGCTGTCAGTAATATACCAGCACCAGATAAGCACAGTACTAGCCCGGTGCAAAATGTCCCCCTTCCTGATTCCCCTATCCTGATTCCCCCATCCCCTATCACCGGCAAGCCGGATGATTTCGTTTTGCCTGAATGGATACCAACGGATGTCTGGGATGCGTTCATGGAAGTCAGGAAGGTAAAAAAAGCCGCTGACACGGTAAGAGCCAAAAACTCGATAGTGAACGAGTTGGGGAGGTTTGCGGCGAAAGGGCATGACCCGACTGCGATCCTGCAAAAATCGATACGCAATTCGTGGAAAGACGTTTTTGAACCCAAGGAAAATGACAATGGAATCAGAATCCAAGCCAAATCAAAACTTGAACTTGCAGCCGAAGGCATCGCAAGGGCTGCAGCTAAGCGAGAGCAAAGAGAGCAAGAGCCAGCTGGATAGATATTTGCTTGGTTGTTTTAGCGTCCAAAAATTGTATGGGCGCGACATTGCCAACGCTGAGACTGTCACCGAACTTTTCCATGCGATGTTAGGACAATACCCGGCTGCACAAGTGCTTAAAGCTTTCGAGTTATGGCTGCAGCGCAGTCAGGAATTTCCAACGCCAGCTGATATTATTGGAATCATCAAACGCAAAGGCAAACCGCCACTTTCCAAGGAAATGTTCATAGCCATTTCTAAGAAATCAGGCGAGGACCGGACCAAGGATGATTGGCAATATTTACGGGATTACGAGGCGGAACTAACCGAATCGGTTGATGATTTCGGGGATGCCACGAAAGACGCGGCCACATTGCAGGAGAATATCCGGCTGAGACAACAGGTGATGGAGCAGAAAAACGAAATACACCGCCTGAATGAATTACTGCACATGGAGCGCATGAGAAAGGGCATAGAGCCGCCTAAACCAAGCGTACATGAGCAAGTTACGCGCACCATCGAAACCATGAAGCGCGAAGGGGCCAAGCAAGAGGACATTGACGCATTTGCACAATCATTCGGGGTAGCAGCATGAAATATTATTACACCGATCCACTGGAGGAAGCATGACTTGGCAACCAATCAGTTCTGCACCAAAGGACGGAACACACATTTTAGTTTGGTGGCCGGAGCAATACCATTGCCCGTTTGTAGCGCATTTTGCTGATAAATGGTGCAACGGGTACGGATGGAAATGGAGCGGGTGGGGCGAAGTTAAGGAAGGCGAGCCTACGCTTTGGATGCCTTTGTCATATCCGGCAATAAAAGTTACGACAAAATCCCACTGGCCAGAGGTAGAAGCATGAGCAAATTGCAAGCCAAGGGCCGCTGCAAATCCATGTTTAGCTTTATGCTACGGCAGGCGATAGCCGAGCGAGACGGGATGCACTGCGCTATTTGCAAGCTGGCAATATCTACCCTCGAAGGGATAACGGTTGACCATAAAATACCTCTGTCCAAAGGCGGTAAGAGTGAATTTTCAAATGTTCAGCTTGCCCATGGAAAATGTAATGAGCGAAAGGGTAATGCATGAGCGAAAGCGGATGGCTAGCATTACGCTCCGGAACCTGCGAATGGAATGCCCGGATTTTTGTACCAAAAGATATTCTCCAAACACTAGAGCAAGGAAAAACCTACACAAGAGATCAGCTTGGGATAGCGAGGGATTGGCAAAACACATCGCTCAAGCTTCCGGAAAAGTTGCAGTTTATTGCGGAGAAATTATGACCGATTTCTACTCCAACCGTGAGATCCAAAGAATCAAACAGCTCCGCATGTTTTATAACCCGGCCGAGATACACGAAATTCTATTAGCTGATGGGATTATACGCTCTATCCACGCAATTGAAGTCATGATCTCCCGCATGAGAAAGCATGGAATCACATTCCCAAAGCTGAGACACAAGCGAACCAAACACGACATGACCACAGCCAGGGAGCTTAGAAAACTCATAAAATCCGGCATGAAGTATCACGAGATCCACGAGATCAAAGGAATCCAACCGGCAGTCATATCAAGAACGTTAGTAGCAGAAATGTCAGGAGAATTATACTGGTAAGCCCAGCTAGAAGGTGGCGTGATAACAGCTAGCAGCAGGTGCGTAGGAGCGGACTTAAACACGACGCGACCTTTCCCCGTAAGGGCATTACGTGAGCCTGTAATTGAGGGTGGTATTGAAGGAGCCGAGATAAATATTAAAATACAAGTATGAGCAATCTTTAATAGAATTATGGCAAAAGCAAAAGGAAGCCCAAAAACCGGAGGCAGAAAAGCGGGAACTCCGAATAAGCTGACCGGCGTTGTAAAGACAGAATTTGAGCATGTCTTTACCGAGATGCAGGCGGATAAGAAAGTTAATCTCCTGATGTGGGGTAAGGCGAATCCTACGGAGTTTTACAAGCTGGCAAGCAAGCTTATACCGGCTGATATGAATGCCACCTTTAAGGGGGCTGTTACCGTAAACGGCAAGATTGAGTTTGTCTGATCACGAGATAAGCTTTAACGCCAAGATCCCGAAGATATTCAAGGATCTCTTTGAGCCAAAACGCTACAAGATCTATTACGGCGGGCGAGGCGGGGCAAAGTCATGGGGATTTGCGGATGCGCTTCTTATCATGGGAACGCAAAGACCATTGCGAATCCTATGCACGCGTGAGCTCCAGAAATCCATCACCGATTCAGTTCATAAACTCCTAAGCGACCAGATAGACGAGCTAGGACTGGATGAGTTTTATGATGTGCAGAAAACCTCGATTAAAGGGCTGAACGGCACTGAGTTTATATTCAACGGGCTTAAGCACAATGCCAAGGAGATTAAATCCACCGAAGGCATCGACATTGCATGGGCGGAGGAAGCCGAGAATATATCGGACGGCAGTTGGGAGGTTCTTATCCCCACGGTCCGAAAGGAGGGCTCAGAAATATGGGTATCGTTCAACACCAAGCAACCAACGGATGCTACCTACAGGAGATTCATCTTTGATGCCGATGAGGATTTCATAGTTAAGAAAGTATCGTACAGGGACAATCCTTTCTTTCCTGATGTGCTGGAAAAAGAGCGCTTAAGGCTCAAGGCCAAAGACCCAAAAGCATATGAGCATATTTGGGAAGGCGAGTTCGACACTCGATTCTCTGGTGCTGTGTATGCGAAATGGATAGCCGATCTAAAGGACAAGGGCCGCATTAGCGATAAGGTGCAGCACGATCCGGAATACCCGGTCAGCACTTTATGGGATTTGGGATATTCCGATACGACAGCGATATGGTTCTACCAGGAAGCGCCGAAAGAAATAATATTCATCGATTACTATGAAAATAACGGTGAGGGCATAGGCCATTATTGCCAGACCCTTAAAGACAAGGAATACAAATACAAGGGCCATTACGTGCCGCAGGATGCTGGTAAGAAGCTGATGGAGGCCAACGGGCGGTCTATCGTAGAGCAGGCGTGGAAAGACCATGGAGTAAGGTTGCTGGTGATACCGGAGACCACCCATGCAAACCGCATAGACGGATTGAGGCGGACGCTACCATATTGCTGGTTTAACGATGTGACATGCGCCGATGGATTAGAAGCGGCTATGGCTTATCATTTTGAATACGATGACGACCAGCAAATATTTAAGAAAACCCCTAACCATGATTGGTCATCGCACGCATCAACGGCATTAGAGCTTTTACCTAGCGTCTGGAAGGGCGCGGCCGTAACTAATAAAGAGCTTGCGGACAGGGCGCTCAGAACCAAGTTCCATAATCTCCGCTCACAGCATAAGATAGACAAACGCGACCCATA